TCTTATTCATAGAACTAAACTTTGTTCTACTATGATTGTTTCCTATACTCGTCTTTTTTGGTTGTGTTTCGTGTGCTTCAAAGTTTTTATGTAACTTCATAACCCTCCTGGGTTAGTTGGTTGATTATATGCTAATATTAATATTTAGTTCTTTTAGGCGAGGATTTATCATTTGTTCTATCCAATCTTTGTGTGCTTGTTCTGGTGGGTGATATGCTATCCAGTCATACCCGCCATCATTTGTAAATTGCCACAATCCTCCAAGGTCTTTATAAAATATCCATTTACTCCAGTCAACTTGTTCTTTTAAATTTTGTATAAAATCTTTTTCTTGTTGTGTTATTAATTTTTGTTCAAATGAAAGTACCGGTCCTCTGTCTGTGTCTAAACTTCTTCTTGCACCAGTACCATCTGGCCCTCTATGAATTCCGTATGCCCTGTCCATATCCCAATCTCCATAACGCATATCTCCCATATGTGTCATTATAAGTGGAATATTTCTAACTCTACAAGTTTGTTGTACTAGTAAAATATATTCTAATGTTTTTGCAAGTTGATTAAAATCTGTATAAAAATATTTTAAGTAATTTTCTTTAGGTCCGGTGTAACTTGCACCTTCAGATTTATATGCATTATATTCTGGCATATACCAGTCATAACGTTCCACAGTACTCCACATAACAATTACTGCTTCGCACTCGTGACTTATGTTCTCTAGAATAGTACGGGCAATTAATCTATTACCTGCTCCACCTATTGCTACATTTTTAGAATTGGGGATAAAATCTGGCCAGTGTTTATAATCGACATCATTATTATTGTCGTCTTTGTGTGACCCAATCGTATAACTACAACCACTACATAATATCATTGAATACCTCTTGTTGTAGTAATACTTATCTTTATGGATTAGCCGGATTTAAATCCATGTGTTTTCCCCATTCAGCATAATAATGACGCATACCAACTTCATCGTGTATTGTACTATTTTCGTGTCTACCATGTAATATATTTCTTGCTTCAGTACCTTCTCGCATTGTAGTTCCTTGTCCAGATACACCTAATAAATCTTCATGTAGGTTACGCCCAAAAGGTCCCCAAATTGTATTATGATGCTTAATACGAGTTGCACGTTCTTCTGGTGTGTCTTTTCTTAATCCATATCCTCTAAATTCTATAAGAACTTTGTTTGGTCCAAGAGGTGTAACACTATCTGAACGATAAGCACTACCACGTAAGTTAAAGTTAAAGCCTGGAAACAAATCTACCATATACCATTGGTTCGGTGGTAAGTTAGGAAAACTTAATTCTCCTCTATCACCTTCTTTATCAAATTCTGTATAGTTTACAGTGAAACTACTTACATTAACGTGTCCGTTATCAAAAGGAATATTCTTTCTAGCAAAGTACTCATCATTAAAACCAGTTACACGATTAAAGTAATGCATAAAGTCATGATAAAATTCACTATTGGTATCGTGCCATAATTTATAATTAGTTGGAATAACTGCTTTATGATAATGAAAAATTTCTAATTCTTCTGTGTCGATAGCATCTGCGATACAGTCAAATGCACCGCCTGTCCAACTTTCTACACACTGTGATGGATTAGGATCAAGTGTTACCCATACCATACCTCCATGCTTAACTTCACAATGTAATTCTGGTTCAACTGTTATAATAGGTGCACCGAGTGTTCCGCTAGGTTTGTTAATACTATGATTTCGATATGCTCGAACACTATTACCTGTGTTCCAGGCAATAACATTTACACCTGCTATCTGTGTTGTTCTAAAATCTAGTCGATTATACATTTCAGAAATATGGCACATAGGTACCCATACTTTACTAAAAATTTTTTCTTGTTCTTCTTCAAATAGTTGTTGACTTGAATATATTTCACTACTTACATATTCTACGTTTGGTGTTGCTAACCATTTTCTATGATTTCTAGGTGGCATTAAAATTCTCCTTTGCTATATTTAAACTATAATAACATAAAGAAGTAGTAAAATCTAATAGGTATAACCTATTACATAATAGTCAAAAAAAAGCCTGCGGTTAAGCAGGCTTTTTATGTTAGTAAATTTTTTATTGTTACTTGTCTCTTTATACTTTGTTCCTGTATCTGTGTTTGTTCGTCACGTCCACTGAAACGTGTACAATTAAAATAGTTCTAGTCCTACCAGTGTATGGTGTAGGAACATATTACACCTGTATTTTAAATTGATGCAGTGCAACGATTTCTGTTGCCAGGTACGTTGCCAACCCCGTTAAATTATGCCGCTAAGGCGTAATCCACATTTGCAAAGTTATTGTTTGCGTTTAAAAGTTTGCTTGATTTACGGTCATCGCCTACCGAGAACTCCACCGATCCTAGTAATTACCTGTCGATCCTGTTCATCCCCATTCTGTTTATCCGATCAGAACCAATGTTGGTTCTCCGGATATTAAACTATATATAATACTTGCAATACCCCAAATTAATATTGTGTATCCTAACCACCAGTACCATTTGTTGCCTTTTTTATCCATAAAATTTTTAGTTGCACGTTTTGTACCCAATGGGTCTTTACTTGCCGCATATCCAAAAACTCTATCACTCCAACTAAATGGCGGTGTTTTCCATAGTACTACCGGAATCATCAAGTAAAATATAAACAATGGATAATCATCCGATGGTTCAGTGTGCCCTCCCCATATAGCAATTACTAGTATTCCTAGCAAAAACCATCCTATATTTTTCTTCATAAACGCCATTGTACTTCCTTTTTATTGGTGGAGATGCCGGGAATCGCACCCGGGTCCAGTCTAACGTTCGAATTGCTTCAACGTTCTAGTATTATTTATACACTAAAAGGTTGACTTTGTCAACCAAATAAGGTACAAATAAAGTACTACTTTTATAAAAAAAGGATAAGTATTCTGTAAAAGTAGATTAATTCAAACTAAAGGCAATTATGAAGAAATTAAGAACTTATACGTTTATTGACGGAGACGAAACAAAGACAGTTGAAGCAATGTCTTACAGAAAGGCAGTTAAATCTTTCCAAGGTGGGACAAAAAGTCAAGTTGTTAGAGTCGAGTGGGAAGCCAAAAAAGGCGGCGAGTACGAAAAAATCCAATCATTACCTTTAGGTAGAAAAATAAGACAAGCGGCAATACTTGATGCGAAGCGTCTAGCCGCAAAAAAACGATTGGAAGAAAAACGTGGCAATAACTCATAACCCACTAATGAAAAAATTAGTGAAATTAATTGTGAGACTTCGTATGTCCTATGCAGATTTAAGAGGACATCATGGTAAAAGATGGGACTATGAACCAAGTAAACATTACATGGGCATGGGAAAACGAAGACTCAAGTAAGGAATAAATGGCGGGAATCAAGCAACGTGGTGTCATCTCTGTTAATAACAAGAGAATGCGAAAAGATGCCAACGGCGAATTAGTAGAAGTAAGACCAGTGAAATATTACGGTCCTAATGCAAACGGAAGAATGTGCGGAAGTATAAACGGAGAATTAATCCGTGATAAAAACGGTGAGCCCATTCCATATGGTCAATGTTAGGAACGGTATGGAAACACTTGTACATAAACATATTATCATTAGAGCAGAAGTTCTAAATCCCCCATTAAACGAATTAAGCACTAGTGAAAGTGTAAAATCATTAATAAACAATATAGGTATGAAAATACTTATGGGTCCATATGCCAAATATTGCGAAATGCAAGGTAACAGAGGACTTACAGTTGCAACAATAATCGAAACATCACATATTGTTATGCATACTTGGGACGAATCAAGTCCTGCTAATATACAACTAGACGTATATACTTGTGGAGATTTTGATCCACATACTGTGTTCGAATGGTTAAAACAATACAATCCAATCAAAGTAGATTACAAATATTTAGATAGAGAAAACGGATTAACTGAAATACCTTTAGAACCTAAAAATTCATATTCATGGAGCTCAAGAGAAATAGTTGATGCCATGGATACTATCCTAGCAGATTAATAAAATAATAGCAGAGTAGCTCAGTTGGTTAGAGCGCCGGACTCATAAGCCGGAGGTCGTTGGTTCGATCCCATCCTCTGCTACCATCAGTCACAAAAAAAGGCCCTTGTATTTCTACTTGGGCCTTTTTCTTTAATTATTTAAAATAATTATGCAGTTACTCTTCTTCTTGGAATAGAGTAAGTTACTGCCGGTCTTCCAACATAACCTGAATCATCAGATGAAGTTGCTTTTACGTTAAAGCCTGCTTCTCTTAATTCTGTTAGTCTAGCACCTGGAGATGCGATACCTAAGTCTGACCTTAGATCATCAGCAGTAAACGTTGAACCGTTACCCCAATAGTTTGCTAGGATTTGTTGATTTTGAGTTCCTTCTTTGAAGAACTTTGTTCCGATTGCTTTAGTCATCATGTTAACTCCTTTTCTGTTTAATATTAAATGTTAACTAACTAACACTAATATACATGATTTAGAGGTAAATGTCAACCTATTTCTCAATTTTCGCTTAAAATTCAACGATTTAAGTAATAATCTTAGGTGCTTCTGGTGTAATTAATTTAGAAGTTAACTGTTTAACCACAGTGTGATACCCGTCAATCATCTCTTTTTTAGGGTTACCAGTCATTGTAATTGCTGACTTGTATACAGTTATTGGTACATTCTCCCAATCTACACTAATAAAAATAGGAGCCATCGCTGGTCCTTGTTTTTGCATAATAAATGCAAATGGTTTTTCTACTATATAATGAGTTTCGTGTTCTTCTACAACTTGTGTTATTACTTCTTCGCCTGTAACCATCTTAAATGTTGTTACTTGGTCTTTGAGCCCTTGTTCTATTAACATATGTTATCCTATTGATTTTCCTGTACCGTTATATCCAGTATTTTCGATGTATTCCAATAATTTATCATATCCACCAATTTTATCTTGGTATACTTTAATTTGTGGAAATGTTCTAGCAGTTGGAAATTCTGCCATTACATCTTCTCGTTGAAAATCAACGCCAAGTTGTTTATAAACAAAAGAATAACCTCTTTGTTCACAAAGTTTTTTTGCCTTATCGCAATAAGGACATTGTGGTTTTCCCCATATTTCTATCATAGACTAAATCCTTTAAATGTTTCTGTGTCCACGTCCTGTTTAGTACCGCCAGTTACATATGAACTAATTTCTGTTTCTTGTGGTGCTACTTGTACTTCTGCTCCACTGATCCAATTTTGTGTCCAAGGTAATGGGTTACTTCCGCCTTTATAAGGACTTGTTAATCCAACTGCTAACATACGTTTATGAGCAGTCCATTCTACATAGTCTTTTAATAACTGAGCATTAAGACCGATCATAGATCCATCTTTAAATAAGTATTCAGCCCAATCACATTCTTGTTTAACTGCGTCAGCAAACATTTGTTCGCATTCCTTTTTTGTTTCTTTTTGAATTTTGGCAAAGTCTTTATCATCTTTTGGTAATATCTTGATGAGTTGTTGGGTAGATGCTAAATGTACATTTTCATCTCTACAAATGAATTTAATAATTTTTGCATTACCTTCCATTTTCTTTAGTTCAGCGAATGCCCAACTACAAGCAAATGAAACGTAAAAACGAATTCCTTCTAAAATATTAACACTATTAATTGTTAACCAAAGTTTTTTCTTTAAGTCGTATAAATCAACAACAACTTCTTTACCATTTACTTTATGTGTTCCTTCACCTAATAATTGAAATGCTAAACTTGTTTGTATAAGTTCGTCATAGTTTTTACTGATATCATCTGAACAGTCTGTAATTTCTTTAATATCTAACATTTCGTCAAATACTTTGCTTGGGTCTGAATATACATTACGGATAATATGTGTGTAACTTTTACTATGAATAGTTTCACTAAATGTCCAAGTTTGTACCCATGCTTCTAATTCTGGTATACTGATTAAAGGGCCAAATGCCTCTGTTGGTGCTCTACCTTGCACACTATCTAATAAGATTTGTCTTTTTAAATTAGCAGTAAAAATGTGTTGTTCATGTGCAGTTAAATCTTTAAAATCTTTACTATCCTTACCAATGTCAACTTCTTCAGGTCTCCAAAAGAAACCTAATTGTTTATCTGTAAGTTTATCAAACTGACGATACTTTAATGCATCATATCTTTGAATATTAACCCCACCTGATGGATCTAGAAATGCTTTGCTTTCTAGATGATTCTTTTTAGTACTATTAAAAACACTCATTTATAATTCTCCTCTTTTTCCTATATTACACACGAGTCGCAATTAGCGTCGTCTATATCATCTAGTAAGTCTACTTGTTTATCTTCGACGTTAAACTTATCTACGTCGATCTCACCTTGCCCATCATAGGTGTTAAAATAATATAATTGTTTACCACCAAATTTGTAAAACATAATTAAATGTTGTAACATAACACTCATTGGAATTTTTTCATCCTCATAGTGTATCGGGTTGTAACTTGTATTGACACTAATACCTTGGTCAATATACTTTTGCAGTACAGCCATAATCTTAAGATAGCCTTCTGGAGACTTTTGAGACCATAACATTTCGTACTTATTTTTGAGTCTTCTAAACTCAGGAACAACTTGTCTCAAAACACCATCTTTACTTTGTTTAACACTAACAAATGCACGTGGTGGTTCAATTCCGTTGGTACTGTTACTTATCTGTGCTGAAGTTTCCGCGGGCATTAACGCCATTAATGTGCTATTTCTGATACCTGTATTTTTCAGTTGCTTTCTTAAACTTGTCCATGCCATACGTTCTTTATGTGGCACTAACTCATCAACGTCTGTTTTGTATGTCATATTAGGTGTAATACCATGTCCATACTTTGTTTCCATATTACCGCTTATAGGCCCTTGTTCAACTGCCAAATCTGCACTTGCTTTAATTAAGTAATAACTCCATGCTTCAGCATATCTATCAATTAAGTCCAAATTAGGATTTGTGTACGTCATATCATTTTTAGCCATCCAATATGCTAAATTAATAATACCAATACCTAAAGGACGTCTTTTTTCTGTACTATTTTTAGCCGCAGTTACTGGGTAATTCTGATAAGTTAATAATGCATCTAATCCACGAACTGCTAGGTCACATGGTTTTTCAAAATCTGCTGGCTCTTTAATATTACCCCAATTGATAGCACTCAATGTACATAAGGCAATTTCACCTTCTGGATCATTAAAATCAGTTAATGGTTTAGTTGGTAAGTTAATTTCGCAACATAAGTTACTTTGTTTAATTGGTGCATCTTTGGCAATAAATGCTCCATGGTCATTTGCATGGTCAACATTCATTAAATAAATTCTGCCTGTGTTTTTACGTTCTTCCATAAATGCACTAAACAAATCACTAGCACGAATACTTTTCTTTCGAATTCTTGTGTTACGTTCTGCCGTTTCATATAAACGTTTAAATTCGTCTTGGTCTGCAAAAAAGGCTTCATATAATCCTGGTACATCTTGTGGCGAAAACAGAGTTATATTTTCGTTTGTAAGTAAACGTTCATACATAAGTTTATTAAACTGAACTCCATAGTCCATGTGTCTAACTCTATTTTCTTCTGTACCTTTGTTATTTTTAAGTACAAGCATATCTTCAATTTCTAAATGCCATACTGGATAATATAAAGTTGCCGCACCGTTACGAACTCCACCTTGTGAACAAGAACGTGTTGCCGCTTGAAACATTTTGTAAAAAGGAATAACACCTGTATGGTATGCATCACCATTACGAATGGGACTACCTAAGGCACGAATAGATCCTGCTCCAATACCAATACCTGCTTTTTGTGAAACGTATTTTACAATACTACTTGTTGTTGCATTAATACTATCTAAACTGTCTCCAGTTTCTACTAAAACGCAAGAAGAAAACTGTCTTTGTGGTGTACGAACTCCTGCCATAACAGGTGTAGGCAACGAAATAGCAAAAGTACTAATAGCATCATAATAGTCTTTTACATATTGCATTCTTGTGTCTTTAGGATATTTTGCAAATAATGTAGCCGCA